GGGCCCCTTGCGGGGCCCTGGGCGCAGTGCGGTGTTTTCTTATCCTATGGTGAGAATCATTCTCACTGTTGGATTCGATTCGGATCTTTGTGATCCGCAGACCAGAGGAGCTCTGGTGCCTGTTGCCCATCGTTGCAAGGCGGCGCGATCTGCCCTTTCCAGGGTGGACCGCAAAGCTGCAAACGACGTATGAAAACATACCGGGGCGGGTAGACGTTTCAAAAACGTCAAATCCCGCAACGGGGTGGCAGGGGACTCAGTATACCGAGTCCGAAAATCATCCTCAATGGCGTCCCGATAAACGGGGCGTCTTTCAGGGTGACGTTGGCGGCAACTTTCTTTCACAAAAGAAGGTTGTTACTGCAGGTGCTGGCTTTACTCATCGCCTTACGGCAGTGAGTAGTGATCCCATAGGACGTAGAGCGATCTATCTTTATGATGGACCGGTCTTGCCCTGTGGGCCCACAAATAGCCTGGCTCCCCTCCCACCTTACATTAAGAGTGGTAAAACCACCCTTGATGCTTGGGGGACGAGAGCGATCGCACGATGCAAGCCAACGAACCGAGTTGCGAGTGCTTTGCAAGCATGCATTGAGATTTACCACGAAGGTTTGCCGAAAGCTATCGGCTCAACTTTGTGGAAGTCTCAAGTGCATGCTGCCAAACGAGCTGGGGACGAAGTCCTCAACTATCAGTTTGGCCTCGCTCCACTTGCAGGCGACATTGCCAGCTTCGCAGCTGGTGTCGTCGGCATGGACCAGATTCTCGCTCAATATGAGCGGGACGCTGGCCGAGTGGTTCGACGTCGGTTTGAATTTCCACCGGAGGTTTCCGAAGACTGGTCTGTGCTTGTCGAAGGCACAGACGCCTTTGTGGAGGGCTTTAATGCCCTCTACAAGACATCCAGTCAACGGTCTAAGGGCCGAATCGTCCGACATCGTACTACGTATGTCAGACGATGGTTTTCCGGAGCTTTCACTTATTACATTCCTCCGAGAGATCGGAAGGATGGAACAGTGAAGCATACCTCGCTAGCTAGAAAGCTGCTAGGTATTGAGCTCACTCCAGAGCTCGTCTGGAATGTTGCCCCCTGGAGCTGGGCCGTCGATTGGGTTACCAGTGCGGGAGATGTCATTTCGAATCTCACGTCCTGGGCTCAAGACGGTCTGGTGATGCGATACGGCTACATCATGGAGCATTCACTTGTCCGTGATGAAATCGTATTCGCAGGTTCCACTGGACTTCAGTCCAGCGGTTCCTTGCCTCCTATCGTTACCTTGCTCGCTGAGAGTAAGGTGCGACAGGCTGCAACACCCTTCGGGTTTGGGCTTCTGTTGAGTAATTTCTCAACTCGACAGAAGGCGATAATGGCAGCTCTTGGTTTGACCAAGATCTTCCATTAAGACACCATCTGTGCCCATTACCGCCAATAGGGGGTCTAACCGGGCCCCTAGGAGTGATGCCTATGTCGTTCACCGATCCGCAGACCGTCACAATCTCGGCAGTCACGACGCCTCTCCCACGCACTAGCGTGGAGGAGAACGGAAGTGAGTACACGAGTGCGGACGGTCTCATCAAGCTGACCGCCAGCCATGACTATGGCAGGCGGGCCAGAAGGATGCTGCGAATCGACACTTCCAAGATGGCTCCGGACCCGTTCCGGCCAGTGGAGAACGTCAAAGTGTCCATGTCATGTTACATGGTCTTTGACCTCCCCTTGGCCGGTTACACGGCGACGGAAGCCTTGGCGGTGTACACTGGGTTTAAGACCCAGTACTCCGCCGGCTCGGACGCCCTGATCGTGAAGTTGTTGGGAGGCGAGTCCTAACGGACAAGTCCCCCCTTCAACCCGTGACCAGGACGGGGCGGTCAAAACGGCATGACGAAGGTACTCCGATCACGAAGAAAGTCCTCGTGATCGTTGTTGCCATCGTTAATGTCGTTTGTCTGCTCAGTGACCAGTTGCTCTTCGGTCCATCTTGTGGACCGTAGACCAGCTGGAGTGAACTCGATACGTGTGGGTGTAACTTTTGATGGAAGTCGCTATCGCGACTTAAACATCATTCAAGTTACAATTCACGTTGGTGCGAACCACCGTGAATCGGAACACGTAGCTTTCCAGCGGTTTCTGCAGGCGTTGTATGACCTGCGTGAAGCCACTGTTCCGCTGCGTGACCACCACCGTATCTAGTCTAGGCGACGTAGGCTAGGGATGATACACCTTCTGAATAAGGAGGGATCATGAAAAGCCTGACGTCACTCTGGTCCTGCACAGCTCAAGAAATGGCTGTGCGATGTCGCACTAGCGCCACTAACGACATAAAAACTGTCGTTAGTCGGGCTGAACACGAGGGGCTATCGTTTTTGGCGATAACCCTGGCGGACTTTGGTAAAGCTACCCAAAAGTGGCTAGACCAAGGTCACGTCGTCCCTTGGGACGTTCCTGCTTTTAAGCAGAATCGTCTTACTGGTCTCCCCCTATTTCTAGGAGGTTTCCTTGGACGTGTGTTCGACCCTTGTAGTGGCACGTTGCTTGATAATCCAGACATCGAAGCAATCTATGCTATCCGTCAGCTAACGCTGATGTTTAGCAAGATAGCCCTTCCGAGGATTGCCAGTAATGGTGATCCTATGGTGGTTAAATACCGCCATCGCGAAAGGCTAGCGATGTCTGAGTTTGTCAAGTGTGAGCAGGATGTTCGGAGAGCTGACTCTCTTCTGGATCCGTCCTACAAGGCGGATTTTAGGAGAATGTCTAGCTTGCTTTTTAACGATGTCTTTGCAAAAATGGACAGAGATGTCCATTTTGCTAGGCTCGTTCCTAAGCATGGGCCAGGCGCTGTCGCAGATCGTCTTAGTAGTAATGCTAAGTACAATCTGCGAACCTGGACCACTCGACTCGAAAGGCTAATGCCTGCCGAGGAATTCCTTATCCCTAATCTTTCCTTTCGGAAGGATTTGGATAGGAATTTGAACATCCTCGAACCCGGCGCTGAGACTCCCGTAAGGGTAGTCTCAGTGCCTAAAACGCTCAAAACCCCAAGAATCATTGCGATGGAACCTACTGCAATGCAATATGTGCAGCAGGCTCTCCGTCACAGTCTTCTTGACGCGTTCAGAGAGGATGGTTTCCTCTCCCGCGTGATTGGTTTCAACGACCAGGAGCCTAATAGGCAAATGGCGTTGAGAGGATCGCTCAGCGGCGACCTCGCTACACTCGATATGAGTGAAGCTTCCGATAGGGTTTCGAATCAGCTCGTACGCGAAATGCTCGCCGACTTCCCAGAATTGCTATGGGCGGTCGATGCGTGCAGATCGCGGAAGGCTGATGTGCCTGGTCATGGCGTAATACGCCTGGCCAAGTTCGCGCCTATGGGTTCAGCTCTCTGCTTTCCTTTTGAGGCCATGGTCTTCCTGACCCTGATCCTCTTGGGAATAGAAAGGGAGCTCAACGCTCCGCTTTCTCGGAGGCAGGTTGTCAATCTGTTCTCCGAGCAGGTGCGTGTCTTCGGGGATGATCTAATTGTCCCCCGAGACTATGTGCTGTCCGTTGTTAACGAACTACATGTTTTTGGACATGTGGTTAACGTTAGCAAGTCTTACTGGACCGGAAGGTTCAGGGAGTCTTGCGGACGGGAGTACTATGACGGCCATGACGTTAGTATTGTCAAGGTTCGCCAGGTACTTCCGACACAACGGCAGGACGCGAGTGGGGTAAATGCTGCTTCTGAGCTCCGTAACCAGTTCTATTGGACTGGTTTGTGGCGCTCGGCTGCATGGATGGATATCTACTTGAAGGACCTCCTTCGGGAGTATCCGAATGTAGCTCCATCCTCCCCATTGGTGGGCAGGGAATCGGTACTGGGATATGAATTCCAGCGCCTTTCCCCTAATTGTCAAGGCCCTCTAACCAAGGGCTATTTCTTGACAACCAAGGCACCGTCTGATCCACTAGACGGGCCGGGTGCCCTCCTCAAGTGTCTCTTCCGATATCCCTGGTCCGGTTTCGGCCTTAATAAGCCGAAGCGGCAGCGACTAAGAATCGACATTGATGTTGCGAGCATCGATGATGAGCACTTGGAGCGTACTGGACGCCCCGAGCACGTCGACATCAAGCTCGGGTGGAGATCGCCCTTTTAAAGAGGCGATTGGGACTTAGGTCCCGCGGGAGAGCGGAAGCTCTCTTCTCCTACTTTAAGGACCAGCTTTTAGGTTGATCCAAAAAGAGGAGTTTGAGTGGATCGAGAGATCCGCTCGGGAGATGCACTTTCGCAGTGCATCT